CTCTATTGTCCTGAACATAATCTGTTATCGGTCTATCCACTCTATTAGAAACAAGAATAGCATTAATTCTTTGAGCGTCAATGATAGGACTCAGGCGAGGATCATCTGACAACAATGTAATTGACATATTGAAAGAACGATCCCCAGGCAAATTCTGTAAAACAGAATTATTTGTCTCGTTCACTCTAGAAGCAATGATTCTTGGAGATGACATATAATTTGTTGCATTCAAGGTAACATCTTCAGAACCAAGGTTTGTAAATGGAACAGGTGTTGATGTGCCAGACCCATCTCCAAGATTTGATCCAGAAGTTGTTCTAATTCTTGCTGTGAGATTAGTTCCAGGAACAGTCACATTTTGAACTGATGGAACAATCGCTTCAAATGGCATGTTTTGAGTTGCTCTAATTTCATATCCACCACCAGAGCTGGTATCATTAAAGTAGAGTCTTGGGAATCCACCTGTTCCAGAGGCACTTCTATCAACACCATTACTACTCATATCAACTTTAATTGTATATGAATCATACGTTATAGGATTAGAAATTGTAGAATCTGTTTCACTTAACAAGTGAGTTGTATTGATTCTTCTAAGAGAAACTCCACCAAGTTCATATTTGTATACTGGAGTTCCAACAAGGTAGTTTTTGGGATTTGTTCCTCTAGTAATTCCACCTATAACTCCAGTAGAGGTTTCTGTATATTCAATAATTTCATCACCTATTTGCAAGAATCCTTGAGTTGTTGTTCCAACTCCTACATTTTCAAACGTGCTAAAATTAGAACTATCAGCAACAAGAATGTTTGCAGTAGAATCAGAGTTATATGGGGAGGTCAGTTTTGTTGGTATAACATCACTCATTACATGGGAGAGTGTTACTCTATTGTTCTCATGATACATACCATGGTTTTTATGATTGACTGTTATGTGCAATCCATCTTGATTTGTGACTGTTCTAATTGATGTTGGTACAACACCACCGCCAGTGGTAGCATTTAACGTGGTTGAAACTCCAGATACATTAACAAACTTAATTGTGTTCGCTGCACCAACCACAAAGTCACCCTGAACGTTATCAAGAACTAACTCATTTGAACTTCCTATGGATACGATTGAGAATCTTGCATTTCTTCCAGAAACAACGCTTCCAAGAGAAGTTATACCAAGAACATCACCAACCAAGTATCCACTACCAGAGGCATTAATTGTGGCACCAATTGCAACACCATTGTTAACAGTGATGTCTGCAGTTAGATTTTGACCAGTTCCTGTGATACTGGTTAAAGCGACTCCCGTAAATGTAAGTTGTCCAGATGCTGGTGTATAACCAATACCAGCGTTGATAATGGTTAAATCTCCAGTAGCAGATCCTGCAGCACCAACAAAGTTGCCTGTTGCATTCGAACCCTCTTGAGAAACAACATTTCCTATTTCTAAGGTAGAAGTGCCATGTGATGTGAGAGTTGCTCCCAACGCAACTCTAATTTTCTTAGAGTTATATTTGACTGAATCTGCTTGAAGTACAGGGATTTGTCCGTTACCCTCACCCAAAATTGGATTGTAAACTTCTAAAGAACCAGTCTGTTCAAACTCAGCACGACGAATTGTGAACTTAAGATCTTCCCATTGACTTGGTTCCCAAGTAGAAGCATTTTGTGACTTGAATAAGGATCCAAGATATGGTTGGTTTGAAATAAATTCGTCAGTTACAAGATCAGATTCTCCAACTCTAGAAATAAACACTCTATACTTGGTTGACCAAGATGCAAGGGTAATTGCATATTCTCCACCAGCTTCAAGGTATACTGGTGCTTTAAAATTAAATGTGGTTGGGACTGTGCCATCCTGAGAAACGTTAATTTCATCTGGATCTTTAATAATTTCAGAGAAAGGTAAAATCTTCTGAGTTGGAACACCATTTTGCATGGTGCGGATTTGGAATGTCATTGGAATATCCAAATCATCTTTTGTCTGGAAGAAAACATCACAACTCGTGATAAACACTCCAGTTTCATCAAGAACTTGGAAAGATTGTGCTAATGGATCATACCATTGAATAACAGTTTGAACTCTAGTGACAGAATCAATAACATTACTAGATCTACTTGAACCAATAAGTTGTCGTGCAGACCTACTCTCAGACTCTTGTCTAATTTGAATTTCTGCATTTCTAACAGAAATAATTTGCTCTTGAACTGTTTCTAAAGTTCCATTTGATGCATAATTTTGTTCACCGATTGTCGATGCAACATTCTGATTATTATCAACATTATCAATCAAGGTGAAAGTCTTAGTTCCAGTTTCAAATTTAGGATTACCTGCAATATTTGGATTTGGAATATAAAAACTACCGATTAAGGTTGATCCTAAATCAGAAATAAGTCTCAAATCAGAGATTGTTGCTTGTGCTCCACTTGTTTGACCTACAAGAATCATATCTTTAGCAACATATCCATAATAATCTCCCTGAGCCTGTAAAGAGAGTGCATATGTGTCAACATTCAAAACTGTTGACGTGGATGAATATGTTTCTGGTAAAACATTTCCTTGACCAGGAACTTGAACCTGACCAGGAGTTCCTAAGAATGTTTCAACCTCAGTCGGAGAAACTTGAGAAAGATACGGATTGTTTCTAAAGATTTGAGTAGGAGAATTGAATGGACCCTCTCTATGATTTGCTGCTGCAACTCTAAATTGAATCTTAGGAGATGCTATATCTGGATTTCCAGTTCCAGTTGTTCTCATTCTTCCAACTACAGTTTCTCCAACCTGGAAAGTTCCAGAAAGCATTGCAATTTCTAATAGTTTTGGTACACAATACTTACTTACATCTTTTCCATCAAAGAATGGATAAACTCTTGTTAGAGGTCTTACTTTCTTACCAAAGAATTGAACGTTTCTAGAGCGCATTATAGAGATGATATCTCTACTTATAACTCTGTCACCCATTGATTCTCTGTCAAATCTTTCAGTAATAACAGTCCTTTGACCAGTCCTATTATCTGTACCAGTTCTAAATGTTTCGGTTATAGTATCATGGAACGTGGTAGTTGTTCTGGCGTTAGTCCAACTACGTGTGCGAGCGCGGCCGCCAGGACCTTGTATACGAATAGTTCCACCACTTACAGTTCTACGTCCACCACCACCGCCACGGGTTACCTGTCTTGTCCCTCCATCTCTCTGTGTGGTTTCTTGACCAGTCCATGATGTTTGCCAAGAATTCCATTGAATAGGGAAGAATCCAGTTTGAGGATCTGGTTCTACACCAAATCTTCTCGTTGCCTTCTCCATTTCTTCAGCATAATTACCTTCAACCTCTACAATCTTTGCTTTGATTCTGGCAGTGTCAACCCAAGTATCAGATGCTGGTGTTAGATCGATAGATGCTTGCCAGAAACTAATTAAAAATGGAGTTATACTTTCTGTTCTTGTTGCAAAGTTTTGCTTTAACCACTCAACTTCTGTATAATCAAGAGTAATTACATCACCGGAACGTTTAATGTTGTTTCCCTCTGGAGTGGTGAACCCAAGGTCAGTTTGTGATGTTACCCCTTCTACTGGTTCAATGGATAAATCTAAAGCATTTGTAAAATGCCTTGGACGTAATTCTCTATTTGCAATATCAATAGAATTATTAGTTGGAATACTATTTTCTTGAGTTAATAGGGTTGTGAAATCATCAACAAAGAAACCAGATTTGAAACGATTTAATCCTTCAGAGTCTGATATAAACAAAGTTTCTGTATTAAGTTCTAAAAGAGATAATGTAGTATAATATTCTAAATTTCTAATTCTATCTTCAAGTTGTTTGATATCAGACATTCGATATCTCTTATGATCCAAGAATGATATCACTGCACCCTCTGGATCAAAAAGATATGGTTCTAATTTTACAGTTGCAAGTTCTAGTGCATCATCAATAGGAACTGGTTTTTCATAATTCTCCGATGGAGTCCCTTGTTGGACTTGAAATCTTCCATCTTTTGAAATAAAGATCCTATCAAGTCTTCCTAAGTAGAATGAAAAATCTACATTTATTGATTCATCGGATGCTAAAATGTTAGCCGCAGAATTTCCATCACCATTAAATGATCTACCTAAAAACTCCAGTGGAGATCTGGCGTCAGCAGATACAGTGGAGTCACTAACTCTTGGTCTAATATCAATTATATCTGTATTTCTTTCACCATTAATAGTTTGAACGTCCAATTCATAATCAAAAGAATTATATGAATTTCTGGTGGTTATATCACCATCATCAGTAGAGTCATAGTAAGCATTAGTAAAGTAAATTTTTAATTGTCTTACTGGTTCTTTCTCTCCATCATTTCTAATTAAGAAACCTGGTCCATAGAATGACGAATTCTGACCAGTGCTAAACTTATATCGTTTTCCTATTGCTACACTCGGAGTTTCTAAAGTTGTCAAAACTGCAGTGACGTTTGACTCTGCAAAAGAGATGGTTTCTCCCTCTACAAAGTTTATATCATTTCTAGGGACGTATGAGATTTGAGTGTCACTTAATCTTTCAGTGTATAAAGCCCTTGCACCAGAAGATTGTCCAACAATAAATTCACCAACAATTAAATCTGTGGTTTTCCCTGATAATGTATCTATGGATGAAAGTGTTGCTTTTGGTGCTGATGCTGCCGATGTATCTGTGGATTCGTAAACTCCAAGAATTCTAATAACATCGGGTTTGTTCAGTGAAATTATTTTATCTTGAACTCTGGTTCCAAATGGAAAATTACCAGATGTCAATCCGTTGTTTATCGTGGTTGTTCCTATGCCAGCTCCAGAATTTTTTGATTTATCAACTACAAGAACATTTACTCTATTCTGTCTCTTAACTTTTTCTTTTACTTTAGATTTTCTCAGAGTTGCAGTAAGAGTCGCTCCAGTGTTGTTTGTCCCCAAATTGTTAATTTGAAGCTCTGTTCCTCCGTTAGTAAATACAAATCTATCAGATGTCAATTCTTCGGTTGTTCCATCTGATCTGATTAAAGAATATCTCTCTTCATCAAACGCCAAAAATGTTTCATTTGCTCCTGCACTAACCACGGAAGAAAGTTGATTTCCCGAAATATTAACAGTAAATGTCTTTCTAATAGACAGACTGGAGTTAGTTAAATCTACATCAGATATGAACTGCTTAGGTAATCTTGTATACAGAGCATTTGCATCAAGATCCTCAACACTTGCTGATAATTTTGTTCCAAGAATTTTTAAGTCTGTTACCGTTCTATCCGATGTGGTTCCAGCACCACTCAAAACACCATTTACAGTTTCTACGGGAACAACAGTAACAGAAGTGGCACCAACACTTACCACTCGTAGTCCTATCGGATCAGAGATTGATGTATTAACGTCACTATATGACAGAACACTATTAACTTTGACTCTTGTTAAGAAATTCGATGAAGAGGCAGTAAGAGTGCTTATTCCTGAAGAAACTCCACCTGTAGGAGCACTAATCGTAGCGACACCAACGTTTAATATAGACTCTAAAATGGTATCAGCAGCGAACGTATTGGCAATACCAATATTGCCCAAGTCTGGACCATTATATACTGATTTTATATCAACAATTCCAGACGAAGTTATTGCTGTGGCAACTCTACTATCTTCAATGCCATTAAAAATGAAAGGTTCATTTTGAATAAATTCACCATCTTTTTCATATACTGTTATTGATTTTCCAGCAGAAACTGCACTTCTTAAAAACGCTGTTGCTCCACTATATTTTCCTTTAATATGAGTTGGAACTGACAGAGTTACTGCTTCATTAAGAGTTATGCGAGAAAATGTTTGAATATCATATAACTGGAGATCCCATTGATTAACATCTGCATTTGTGCTGCTATATGACCCACTTTCCAAAGCAAAGTCATATATTCTAGCAAGTCCGATTTCTTGTCCAGGTGCTGCAGGATTAGCGTCGCTTCCTAACCTTTGATCTCTTAAACTTACAATATAAGTATTACCAATACCGATAGTTGGAGAACCAAAAACGTTATTTACTCTAAAAGTAGAACCAGTATTATAAATTATACCTTGATTTTCTAAAGTTTTTGTGGTTCTTGGTTTTGGTACATCAAGATATGTTGTATTAATTGTCTCAACTTCATACCCTTTTACAAATGCTTTACCTGGAGAAATTTCATACAGAGCAAGATCTTCAGATGCTAAAGATCCACCTTGAGTAAATTTGCCCTCTTCATATATTCCATTAGTGTCAACACCGTCATCTAATGAGTCTCTAACAGACACATCAAATGGCATTACAGTATAATCACCAGATTCTGCGTATGTTCTACGTGCTAATTCATCAGCGATTATGTTATATTCTGTTGTTTTCTTTTTAGATTCTAAGTTACCATCTCTAATAATAGCAAGTTCAACGAAATCTGAATCATTGTAATCATCTATTGCTTTTATTGCTAATGAACATGATATTTTTAAACGATCTGCACCAGGAGCAGCATAGTTGTTAAATCCCTTTGAGTTATCAGTAAGGGTATCATCAACATCAGAGTTGATAACCTCCTCTGAAACTTTAAGACCTACTCTACCAGTTGGATTGTTTGTATACTGAGATAGAATAATGGTTTCATCTTCTACATTTACAAAATTTCCTCTTACAAAATAAACCCCATTTCCAATTGAGAATGAAGCACCAACTGAGGATGCGTTAGACGCAATTGTAGATGCAAATGACTCTCCAATTGGTATAAATGGATTGTTTAATGGTCCAGAGATGATATCTACGTCTGCCGACAAAAGTTCACCATCTAAAAAAGTTTTTATTTCTGCGTCTTGAACACCTGAAGACAGATATGAAATATAAAGAGTTAAATTTCCTCTCTCAGAATCTTCAGATTTTAATATTTTAGCTACAAAAGCAGTTACGCCGGAGGTTAGTCCAATTATTTTTCTACCTATTAATTGCTCAACATAAAAATCAACAGGCACTCCTAAATGAGTATTGTTTAACTCAATAGCAGCATACTCTCTGGAATACGCCGTGTTTCCAGGAATAACCTTTGCACCTTCTTTGAAAAAGTGCTGACCAAATCTCTCAATTTGGTTCTGAAGGATAGATTGTAAACCAGTTAATTCTCTCGCCTGAACCGGATACCCAGGTTTGAACAGAACCTTATGGTAATTGTCACTGGGATCAAAATCATCAAAATATGGAGATACATTGAGATTGGTTTGTTGAGCCATGGTTGATTAGAATTGCAATATTATTTTAATATCTTCCTTTTGATTTGAAGATCTCGTGATGGATGGTCTGTTGTCAACGTAAATTATATTTCCTGAGAATTGTTTAACCTCTGGAGTAGACACGCCATTTGTAAAGGTTTGACCTAGGTAATATGTTCTATTATTTAGAACAGTTGACAGACCTGTAAAACCTGTTTCTATGCCTAAATTACTGCTTCCTCCAGTAATTGTAAGACTTCCACCAGTTTCAATGTCGGCAGTAAATCTGTTTAATTTGTAACCAAATTGTGGGTTAGTCAAAGCAGTTCCAACTGTATTAAATCCGGCAAAAGTTCTTTCTTGCCACAATTTCAATACACCCGTTACTTGATCATAACTAACAACTTTTCCCATCGCAGTTTGACCAGTTCCAATAACTTGTTGAACAATAGAATCTTCTGCGAAAGTCACAGAACTATATCCAGTTCCTGTTAACTTGAGAGCATAAAGTCCACTTGCTTTATCAACTGAAAGAATTTGATCGCTACCGAATGCTAAGGGATTTTCAACAACACCAATTCTGGCAATTTCATTACCAATAATGAAATCTGGATTTTCATTATCGTTTTCAATCCTAGAATATAAAAGAACATTAGTTGCACCTAGTTCTCTGTAAATATCCTTTCCATGACCACCTTTGGGTGGAATAATTACATCTAGAGTAGGATAAGAAGAAGGTTCTGGAACACCACCAGCAATCAAATCAACATTTCCAAAAGTATAACCAGATCCTTGGTTAGATACTACTACGCTACCAATCTTTGAATCATTGTTAATCGTTACCGTACACTCTGCACCAGACCCATCACCCTTAATTGGAACTTTTGTGTAAGTTACATTTGCAGTTCCAATACCTGATCCTCTATCTTTTACGATTACAACTTTAATACCACCATCAACTGCATTATTTCTAACTGTAGAATGATCTGCGTCAGTAGTGGTTGCCCAATCCAAAGGAACTGGCATGTAATCAGTGCTATCAAACTTAACAATATCTGATGGTTTAATAGTATACAAATACTTCCAAATATAACCATCTCCACTAGTGCCAGCGGCTCTTGGTTCTAAATCTGTAAAAGTTGGTTCATCCAAAGAAGGTGCTCCATTGACGGTTTCTGGAGTAGTTCCATTTTGGAGACAAATATAAACTCTGTAGTCACTATTTAAAACAAAATAGTTAGCAGAGTACAGCGTTGTTCCACTAGAGTTTGGTGGAGTATTACTGATACTATAATCATGCCTATAGTAATCATAGGTTCTACCAGACGCCCAAACATTCTTCCTTACGACTTGTTTAGCATCATCTGATGTGATCTTTTTCAGAGCAACTATTGTGTCCCAAGTCGAATTTTCATTATCAAAATTGTCCGTTGGTGACGGGGGATCATCATTCCAATCAGAGTCAATTAAAGTTGGATTTGTAAGTCCAACAAAACTATAGTACGATTTTGTAGTGGTATTAAAACCAGATACAAAATTTTTCGCATTCAATATTCTTATCTGATCAGTTATAATAGCAGACATTTTTGTAATTTTTTAGTTATTTATCAGGTTACAAAACCACTTGACTTAAATGGTGTTTTTCTTAGGATAAATGGTCCCGTTTGAATTCCAACTACACCATTAGATGTAATTGCATCATAACTTACACTTTCTTCTCTTTCACTCAATACCAGTTTGCCCCAGCTATATCTTCCGTAGAATTCGCTAATTGCTAAACCAGCAGCACTAAATCCATTAAAGTCAGAAATACTAACGGTCACTCTTGCAACATTAGTCGTTCCAAGTCCAATAGCAGATGTATTTGCAATTGAAACATCAGCAACTCTATAGATGTTATCCAAGCATGTTGTTCCAATACCAATCACACTAGAATTTTCGTCCAAGGCAGTGACTCCATTTCCAACTGTGGACTGATATACAACGAAGTAATCTCCAGTTGCAATTCCACTAGTTGTTGTTTGTGGAGTAATGTCAGTGTTATCTCTAAGCGGAGAAAGTGCTGGTATTAACAAGTCAAAGATTATAGCGGTGGATGCAACGCCAACTGAATCTGTTCCAACTCCAGTAATAATACCAAAGTCACCACTATATGAAAGTATACCATTATCCTCAGTGTCTAATGATGCAGGAGGTCCGATGAGGACCACTGGTGGATTAGTGTTGGTGTATCCAACACCAGGTGTAGATATAGTTATACCAGATATAGTTCCACCAGCAGAAACTGTAGCAGTTGCTTCAGCTCTTGCAGTGGTGCCTAAACCAACTGGATTTTGTATCGTAACATTTGGAGTTGTAGAGTATCCAACTCCACCTGTAGATATTACGATGGAAGATACAGTTCCTGCAGTTGAGACCACTGCTGTCGCTGCAGCAGAAACCTTTTCAGTAGTATAATCAAATATAGTGATAGTATTTTGGAATGATCTATCAGTGCTTTCATCTAGAGGATTGAAAGAAGGTCTAACATTATCGACGTAAACTTCAGTAGAACCAACACCAACTGACTTGATTAGGTATGCGGATGGGAAAATTTTGGGTTCATATAAATCGCGAGACTTATTGATTACCTTTCCGTTGATGAGTAAATCATCTCTCTGTCTACACCACTTAACAGGTCTTTCAAGAGATGGATTGCCACTCAAACCTGGTCCAGGATAGACATTTGTATTGACAGTTCTAGAAGAAACTATTTGAGTTACTAATCTTTCATTTTGATCTAATTTAATATTTGTACTTTCAAGTGTCAGTTCATCTCCAACTTTAATCGTCTCTGTTACATCAACATCAACTACATCAACTCCAGAGGTTCCTTTGTAATAGAAGAACTTAAAGGTATCTCCTGCGTTTGGTGCCTCGGTAAGTTCAAGAACACTTCCTCCCGCAAATTTATATCCAACATCAGGTTGCTGTAAAACATCATTGATAAACACAAAAATATTATCTTGAATTGTTATATTTGAACCTGGGCGAGAAAGAATTGATAAGATATCTCCATCTTTTTTGATTGGGAAAGTTCTTCTCTCACCATCAAACAAGTTAGAAATATCATCTAAAACATCCATGGATCCCACGGACCATGCATTAAATTGGTCTGTATCGACCTCATCAATAGTGATCTTAAATTCTTCAAAGGTTACTGATG